GCGGATGTGGATTTGCCAGCGGCGGAAATCGGTGGGGGTGGTTTTCATGGGTTTGGGGTTTAGCATTTTGGTGGTGTCAACGAAATGGTCGGGTTATTGGTTATCATTTTCAACGACCTGTCCTTCTTCAAGTACGGTCATTTTGTAGTAGTCCGTTCCCCATCCAGCTGCTTCCCATGGGAAATGATTGCTTTTTTTGTAGCGTTTGTCAATGTAGCGTTCTACTGCTTTGACGGCTTCTTCTTCGCTTTTAGCAATGGTGAAGAAAGATTGCTCACCGTGTCCTTGTGGTTGGAATGCGTATAGTTTCATGGGTTTAATGTCTTTTTCCATTTTTTTAGCATCATCAAAATAACCATTTATGGTGGCAACATCAAGTATATCAATATGATGTTCGTGTTCATATAAACGTTCAATAAGCCATTCTACTGCTGTTTTCGTTTCGTTTTTCATAGGTCTGGGGTTTGATTTTTTTTTGTAGTAGTCTTCCAGGTAGACTCGCTCAACCTTGGTCAGCCCCCAGCGGTCTATCGCTGCTTCGGCAAACTCAAATGCAAAGTCCTCCATGGCTTAGGCTTTTTTGACGTTAAGGATATGGCCAAGCAGTACCCAATTTACCCGAAAGGGGGAAATGGTTTCGGCATGGTCAGGGGTAAGGCAGGTCGCACAAGCCTTGCGGATGTGGATTTGCCAGCGGCGGAAATCGGTGGGGGTGGTTTTCATGGGTTTGGGGTTTATATGGGGCAATCCGTTACCTGCCATTTTAAAGGACAAGCTCATACTCCTTTTCAAAATCTTCTTGACAAAACAAAACATATCTTTTCCCAACTCTGACAAGATAATCGCCTTCGTTTACAGATTGTGATTTTGAATTATCAATTCCCCACTCTGTAAAGGCTCTTAATCCGCAAAAGTTTTCGCCTTCATCCCATTCAATATAAGAATGGGAGCAACATTCTTCTATTGCGATTGCCATTTGTAAAGAACCATCGTATCTTATTGCATTAAGATAGTTTTGTTTTGGTCTATAAGTATGAGTTTCTGCACCTAATAGTGCTGCACATTCGAGTGCTGTCATTTCAAGTGATTGAAGTCTATCCATTTTAATTAAGATTTCCGAATGATTGGTAAGGTTATAGGCTGACTGTGGGGGAGGTTTTGTCAAGTTATAGGCTGACGATTGTTGATTTCGTATAGGCAAATATACACACTTAATTCACAATTCCAACCACTCGCTGAAAATCCTCAACGCTTCGGATGACTACATACCTGTAGCCAACTGCCTCTACGACCCCCTGCCACCACTTTTGGGAGATGGATTGCTTGCCCTTGGGTGCCTTAAACTCAAGGAACACCGCACCCTTGGGGGATAGGTAGGTCATGTCGGCAACGCCAGCCGTCAGGCCAATGTTTTTAAGGAAGTAACCGTTGGAACGGCTTCGGGGGTTGTTGTGGTTCAGGAATAGCAGACCCTGCTCGTTAGGTCGGAGCATTGCAAATAGCTTGACGCAGGCAGCCTGAAGGTTGTATTCGTCCATCATATTTTAGGGGGTGGGAATTCGTTGGCTTTGGTGAATGGCAGGTGGCACTGGATGTCAGCGGTACCAAGGGAACCATTGCGATTCTTGCGGACGATGACTTCCATCAGGTCAGCCTCCTTGCTCTTGTCATGCTCGTATGGTCGGTACACAAAAGCAATTTTGTCAGCATCAAACTCAAGTTGCCCTGTTTCCCGAAGGTCGCTCATGATAGGCCGATGGTCTGCCCTGCCTTCGGTTGCTCTGCTCAAGGATGACACCACCACCCCGAACACCTTCTGCCTCTTGCAGATAGTCTTAAGCGTTTTGCTGATATTGGTCATCTGCTCGATTTTTGGCTTCGGCTTGTCCATCTTGGTTGGCTCAATCAGTTGCAGGTAATCAAGAAAAAATCCGCAAACGCCGTACTTGGTTTTGAGTTTGGCGATTTCGCCTTCAATGCGGTCGAGGTTGGCTTGGTGCAAGTCAACGATATAAAGCGGTTTTGACTTAAGCAGGTCAGCCTTTTTTCCCAAGTCGAGAAATTGGTCGGAGGTAATTCGCTCGGTTGGGTTTAGGAAATGCGACCCATCCATCTCCGCAAGGTTCGATAGCATCCGTTGGCTTAATTGGTCTGCGCTCATCTCCATGGTGAAGAACACCACAGGAATATCAGCCATCGCTTGGTTCATGGCTATTTGCAGGGCAAGCAAGGTCTTACCCATCGCAGGGCGACCGCCCAGCAAAACGAACTCGGATGGCTTAAATCCTGTGAGCATACGGTCAAGCGGGCTGATGAAGGTGGGGTAAACCGAATCCTTGCGTCTGCCCTCCCTCACCTCGTTCATGTTCAGCAGGTACTCCTTGGCGAGTTCGTGTGCGGTTGTTTCCGATGCGTTTGTTTCCACGGCTTGCATGGCTTGGTAGCGTGCAAAAGCTCTTGGGATGTCACGGTCAGCCGCAAGGTCGTCCATGATTTGCTGTTCCTCCCTTGCCTTCCACGCTTGGTTCAGGTCAGCGGCGTAGGTCTTCCAGTCCGAGGTGATAGTAATCCCATCGGCAAAGAATCCAAGGTCGAGGGTTACAAAGGCTTGATTGTTTTCAACGAGGTATTGGTGGATGGTAACCAAGTCCACGGGGCGTTCCGCTCGGTGCAAGGCTTCGATGGCTCGGTATATGAACACGTTGTTTCCCGTGAACAGGCGTTCAGGGATTTGCATGAGGAAGGATGCTCGGTCAATGAAGGCATCCATCAGGCAGGACAAAAGCCTGCGTTCAGCGGTAGCGTGGTAGGTCTGCATCTTCGGATTGGTTTAGTAGTGGTCTTGCAAAGGTATTGGTTCGGACGATTGCCTCGTCTTCCCAACGAGCTTGATTGATGTAAGTTGCTGCATGGGGAACGAACTGAACCTCGGTGTTGGCGTAGAGCCGTGCGATGTTGGCGATGGCCTTCTGCTGGTTCTCATCGGATAGCTTGGCGAAGGCTTTTGATGCTAACTGCTTGGATGTCTTGCGGGGATAGGCACTCCAAAAGGAATCAAAAAGCACACAAGTATTCTTCTTCTCCTTCTTATCTTCTATCTCCTCTCTTCTTATCTCATCTAATCTTATCTTATCTGCTTCGTTTTGCTTAGCACTTGCTACAATTTGCTTAGCACTTGCTTGGCTTTTGCTTTCGCCTCCTCTGCGTCCTGCTTCACTCCTTCGCTGACTCAATCGGTCAAGGTCAGCCATCTGCAAGTCAAGGAAGGTAATACGGATTTGGTCGCCTTCATGCTTAATAATTTCAGCGTCCATTAACTGACCAAGCAAGGATTCGCCAATCTCAAGCGATGCCTGATGAACCGTGAGATGGCCATGCTTTACCCAGTAAAGCTGACAAATGTGAATGAATGCCCCCTGCAATTCAAATGATTTGCGGCTGATTCGTCCTGCGAGCCAATCGCTGGGGGAGTGCTTGTACCAACTATTTTCCATGTGGTATTAAAAAAAATGCCCCGACTGATAGCAGCAGCCGAGGCAAGGGGTTAATGACCCTTTATCTAAACATCCCTTGGCTGCTATTACAAGGAATGCGTTCTACTCTTAAATGTAAACTTCGGGCAAATTTACACTAAAACGGCAAGTCATCGCCATCTTTTTGTGGAGCTGGTGCAGATTCTTGGCGTTCCTGAATCGGCTCGACCTTGCCTGACAAGAACTTCCTGCCTCCGTTGGCTGATTCACGCACCCATGCGGAGAGCCGCATCTTGGTTCCATCGGGCATGATGATGTCGCCCTTGTAGTCAGGGCGCTTGGGGTTGTCGCCCTTGTCGTTTGCGAACAGGCTGAAGGTGTTGGGTTGGGGGGTGTAGTTGCTCATGGGTTTTGGGTTGGGGTTTAAGTAATTGAAAAAATCTTTAATGGGTACTAAATATCCGTTAGAGGTATAATCATCGCCTCCTGATACTATTCGATAGGATTCCATAAATGTAGTAATCCATGAAGTTGGAGCAATTAATAGTATTGGGTCAATTTTGAAAATATACCAGTCCGACTTTGTTGTAAGTATACCGCTTTTTTTGCCTCGACTTTCAAATTCTATAAATACATTCCCTGTTTCTACGGTTTGATAATCATGCTTTATTTCAATAGCATCCGATTGACCTACAAGAGATTTCCCCAATTCGTGTAAAAAATCAGTAACAGCTTGCTCATGTTCAATCTCCTTATTTAACGCTATGTCAAAACGGTTGTCTTTACCTTTTTCCATTAACTATTCGTTTGGGTCTTTGATTGGAATTAGGTGCTGTAAGTCGTTGTTTTTCTTCGGGTCGAACCAAAAGTAGCAGCGGTGCGAATATAGGTGGCCCGTGGCTCTTAAGTCGTTGAGGATGCGATAAACCACACGAATCTGGACGTTGAGTGCCTTAGCTAATTCGGTGGCCCTGTAGGGCTTATCCATCAGCAGTAGGGTGGCG